ATTTGAATGTTATCCAAAATCTATCGGTAACATCTCTTTAGATTCTAGTTCTAAAGATGTTATGAAGTTATCTGTAAATATGCAATACAAGTATTGGGAATCAGAAGCTAAGTCTCAGTTACCAAATGGTCAAAAAATTGATGCTGGTATGCTTGATAAGTTCACAAAAGACTTCAGTGGATTCCAACAATCTCTAAACAATGCTATTGGTTCTCAAGCAGGTAATTTTGTTACTGGTGCTATTGGTTCTTACGGTGTGACTAAACTTCCTGGATTATTAAAATTCTAATGGACTCAAAGAAGCAACAAGAAGATTGGATGAATCGTAAATGGCGTCCTGCCATGGGATGGACATATATGGTCATCTGTATTCTAGACTTCGCTTTATTTCCCATTGGTTGGTCAGTACTACAGGCATTAGCTGAAGGTACAGTAACGAGCCAATGGGATCCCCTAACACTTAAAGGTGCTGGGTTATTCCATATGGCCATGGGTGCTATTCTAGGTATCGCTGCATGGAGTCGTGGACAAGAAAAGATTGCAGATGCTACCCTAAATACATCTGCGGTTAAACCAAATTTGAAACTGCCTGAGGATCCACCTACTCGTAATACTAGGAATGATTAATGAAAACTGATGAAACATTATCCGCTGAATTTGGAATTGCTCCAATGACAGCGACTGAAGTGATAACAAAAAATGGTGAAGTTATTAATAGCTCCACTAATAAAGTCGAAGACGACTATGAGGTTTCTCGTAACAATCTTCGTATTTTGTTACAACAAGGGCAGGAAGCACTACAGAAGTCACTAGATGTGGCTATGCAGTCTGAGCATCCAAGAGCATTTGAAGTTGTTGGTAATTTAATGAAACAGTTGGCTGATATCAACCAACAGTTAATGGATCTCCATCAACAGAAACAAAAACTAGATGGACCAAAAGAATCCGCTAGAAAAGAAGTGACAAATAACAATGTTATCTTTACAGGTAGCACTGCTGAGTTGAATAAGTTAATTAAGAATATGGCTAAAGGAGAATAATTATGGCATTACCAATGATGAGTACACCAACCTATACAATGGTTGTACCTTCTACTGGAGCGACAATAAAGTATCGCCCATTCCTCGTTAAAGAAGAAAAGGCATTACTAATTGCACAACAATCAGAAGATATGGTTACAATGGTTGAAACTCTTAAGGGAGTTGTTAAGTCATGTGTATTAGATAAAATCGATATTGAAAAATTAGCCACATTTGATTTAGAGTACATATTTGTTCAGATTCGTGGTAAATCTGTTGGTGAAACTGTAGATTTAGTATTCCCATGTGATGAAGACCATGGAGAACAAAACGCAAAAGCTAAATCAACTGTTACTATTGATTTGTCTACTTTAGTTGTTGATAAAGATCCTACTCATACAAACAAAATTCATCTATTTGAAGATGTTGGTGTTGTTATGAAGTATCCTACTGTAGATGTTATCAAAAAGTTAGAAGGTATTGATACAGAAGACTTAGATAAAGTATTTGATATTATTGCTCTTTCTATTGATATGATCTATCAGGGAGATGAAATCTTCCACGCTAAAGAACAAAATTATGAAGAGTTGCTACAGTTTGTTAATAATCTAACATCTGAGCAATTTTTAAAAGTACAAGAATTCTTCGTAACTATGCCGAAGATTAAGAAAGAAATTGAATATGATTGCCCTGTATGTGGCAAGCACCATGTTAAGATGTTGGAGGGACTCCAAAGTTTTTTTTAGTATTGCTCAGTCATGAATCGCTAGAGAATTACTATAAAATGAATTTTGCTTTGATGCAGTACCACAAATACTCTTTGGCTGAGCTGGAAACAATGATTCCTTTTGAACGAGAAGTTTATGTATTCATGCTGGTCCAGTATCTAGAAGAAGAAAAAAAACGAATAGAATCTAAGAGAATGTAAGATGCCAAAAAGACAAAGTAAAAATAAAGCACCTCAAATTAACCAGACTATCACACAGTCGGTTAGTATTGGAAAAACTTGGGATACAGCAGCGTTTTCTAAGTTATTGGAGGAGCAGGCTAAGTCTAACGAAACCGCCATCAAACAATTAGAGTCTTCTATGTCTGCAGCTGGCGCAAATCAGCAGCAACTGGCAGAACAGATCGCACAGTCTGGTATGATGAAGGACATTCGTAATGTTCTTCTTCAAGAATTACAAGATCGTAAGATCCATGAAGAAACTGAAAAACTTCAGAAAATTCAAGAGCGAAAAGCACAACAGCTACAGAATCATTTAAAACGAGAGATCGAATTAAAACAAAAAGCTGTTATAGAAGCTGATAGACTAAACAAGATTCGTGCAGAAGAAGCAAAGGCTATTGCTAATATTGCTAAAAATATGCAGACATTTAAAACGATGGGTGATCGTTTGTCTGAAACTAGCAAAAGACTGAAGGATAACTTTGGTTCAATGTCTGCTCTTAAGACTACTGCTCTTAAGGCATTCAACATTGGTGGTATCTTCAATAAGTCTATCGCCAAAGAGAAGTTCATTAAGCAACAAAGAGAACTAGGTTCTACAGACGATCGTAAGACATTAGCCTCTAAGTTTGAGGGTGCTAATAAAGCTGCAAAAGAGATTAAGAAAAATGAAGAGGAGATGTCCAAATTCAAGAAAGAAACTGGACTATCTGAATCAGATTTAGCTAAAACTAAAAAGGGTAAAGAGTTAATTGCTAAACGAGAGCAGTTATCTAATGAGTATGCTAAAAATGATTTAAAAGCTGGATTAGCTAGACAAGAACCATTTACTGCAACTGCTACACCAACTCAGAAACACGCTGATGCTGGTCAAACTGAAGAGATGGAAATTGAAAAAGTAAAACAGATTGAAGTTCAGTCTGATTTACTACAAAAGATTGCCGATAATACTGCTGGTGAGGGTAAAGAACAAAAACAAAAAGCAGCAAGTGGTGGTGCAGGTGGTGGCGGTATCATGGCAGGCATCGGTGCTGGTCTAAAAGCACTTGGCGGTGGTCTAGCTGGATTAGGCAAAGGTGTTGGTGCTGGTATTCAAGGATTACTAACTGGCATCGCCAAAGGTGTTGGTGCATTTGGTAATGTAAGAGTTCTAAAAGGTGCTGCAGCTATGGCAGTTCTTGGTGGTGCTGTTTGGGTGATGGGTAAAGCACTAAAAGAATTTGAAGGTTTGGAATGGGATACCATTATTAAAGGGTTTACTGCAATAGCTGGGTTGGGTGCTCTTGGAGTTATTCTTGGCAACTTCGTTGGTCCAGCTGTTAAAGGTGGTATCGCTCTTGCTGCTATCGGTGCTGGTATGTGGGTTCTTGGTAAAGGTATGCAAGAAATGGGTGATGCCTTTAACCTATTCATTGAAGGTGTAGAAAAACTATCAAATATTGGCTTTGAAGGATTAGCTGGTGTGGCTGGTGGTATGGTATTAGTGGGTGGTGCACTAGCTGCATTCGCTGCAGGGCAAGTTGCTGCAGGTCTTGGTACTCTTATTAGTAACCTACTGACTATTGGCCAAGACAGTCCTATTGAACAGTTACAGAAACTTGCAGCTATCGGTGGCGATTTAAATAATGCAGCTGATGGTATCGGTAGAGTCGGTGACAGCATGAAGAAGTTTGCTGGTATCGACAAGAAGTCAATGGAAGCTATCAATGACTTCCCATGGGTTCGTGCAACAGCATTCGTGGCTGCAGGTGGTAGAATGAGTGCCAATGGTGCCACAGTTGAAAATGCATCAAAGTCTAATGCTGATGCAGAAGCATCAAGATCTGGTGTTGGTGGTGGTAATACTACTGTTGTTAATGCTCCAGTTAATAATGTGACTAAAAATAATATGAGACTTCCTTCTCCAATTAGAAATCAAGAGTCATCTCATCAAAGGTATCTCGATCGCAGATACGCATAAAAAAAGGGATCTTTACGATCCCTTTCTCTTTTTAGCTAGTGAAGATTAATCTTCTTTAGCAATCTTCTCAAAGTAAGACATTACATCATCATCGTCATCCTCAACAGATGACTTTGGTTGAGGTGCTGGTTTAGAAGCCATCTTTGGTGCTGGTGCACTTGGACGATCTTCTTGTTCGGCAATCTCTGCAGCAGACTTGCTTGCAAAAGAATCACCAGACAATACTTGATCCAACTTCTGCTTCAACTCAGAATAAGACTTAAAGTTCTTACGATCTGTAAACTCAGACAACTTGTGTTGAGCATTGGCGATCTCAAGAATTCTTTCGTCATCATCAGAGATAGCAGATGGTTCCATAAATGCAGACTCATCATAGTTTGCGTAACCATCTTTCTTACGCATACGAAGTTTAAAGTTCGCACCTTCCCAGAA